TCATTACGAACGCGGTTTCGGAAACCGCGTTCGTAATGATCCATAACGCTTGGGGCATCGTGTTGGGCAATAAGGGCGACATGAGCGACTTTGCCGAAGTGTTGGCCGCCATCGACGGCGCGATCGGCAAGACCTATGCGCACAGGACAGGCATTGACTTAGCAGAAATTGCGGCGATGATGGACAGCGAAACGTGGCTGGCGGGCGAAGACGCGATCAAACAAGGGTTTGCGGATCAATTGCTAGCCGACGCCGACGACGCACCGAAGGCGATTTTTGATCTAAGCGCGTTTAACAACGTGCCGGCGAAAATCAAACGGCGCGTCGAGAATGCCTTGCGCGACGCCGGGTATTCTAAAAGCCAAGCCAAATCGGCGGCGTCCGATGGCTTCCAACATTTACCGGGGCGCGAAGCACCGGAAACCGAACCAAGCCGGCTTGATGCCGGCGGAACGGTCAAGGCTTTCGAAAATCTTCGCGACCAATTGCGCGCGAAGTTAACCCGATAAAATTGGAGTTATCCAAATGCGACTGCATAAAAATCTAATGATCGGCGCAACCGCCGCTTCGGCGATGCTTGCCGGAACCGCGTTGACGCCCGTTCGCGCCGACGCGTCGACCGAACTTGCTACCGTCGTCGCCGACATAACGAAGTTGGTTCACGACTTTCAGGAAGCGAACGACGAACATTTCGCCCGCATTGAAACCGCCGGCGACGACTACGTTTCAAACGACAAGGTCGAAAAGTTGAACGCGGCATTGACCGGCGCGAACGACAACTTGCGCGAATTGCAAGCCCAAGTCGTCGCCCTGGAAACCTTGGCGGCGCGCCCCGCGTTGGGCGGCGGCGTCGATGTCGAACGCGAAGAACGACGATTCGCCGCGACATTCTTTTCGGAGATTCGCGGCACCTATCAAAGTCCATTGCAGCAAGACTTGGATATGGACGCCTACCGCAACTATCGCGACGCGTTCCCGTCGTACTTGCGGGCGAACGGGTTCATTGACGGGGTTCCCGGCGACATTCGAAACGCCTTGTCGGTCGGGTCCGATCCCGGCGGCGGGTATCTGGTGCCGCCAGAGGTTGCCTTGCAGATCGCGACGAAGCTATACGATACGTCGCCGATGCGCCAAATCGCGACCGTGATTTCGATCGGGTCGGATGCTTGGGAGCAACCGAAAGACGTCAACGACGCGACGTCGGGCGGTTGGGTTGCGGAACAGGAAGCCCGCACCGCGACCGCGACGCCGCAAGTTGGCGAGCAACGCATCCCGGTTCATGAGCAATACGCCTATCCTGAAATCACGCAAAAAATGCTCGACGACGCCATGATCGACATCGAAGCGTGGCTTCAAAACAAAACCGTCGACAAGATGGAGCGCACCGAAAACACCGCATTCGTAACGGGAACCGGCGTCGGGCAACCGACCGGCTTCGCGAATTATGCGGCGGCGGCGGTCACGACGTCGGACGCGTCGCGGGCGTGGGGCGTGTTGCAGCGGGTTAACTCTGGCGGTGCCGGGGCCTTCCCAAAAATCAGCGGCTCGCTATCCGATGACGCCGGCGCGTTGATTGATCTATTGACCAAGGTCAAGCAGCAATATCGCACCGGCGCCAATTGGACGATGAACCGAAACACGGAAGCGACGGTTCGGAAGTTGCGCGATGCCGACGGGCGGTATTTGGTCGGCTTCGGCGATCTTGGCGACGGTGCTAGCGGCTTTTCGTTGCACGGTTATCCGATCGTGAATTTCGAAGACATGGCAGACATTGCCGCGAATTCGTATTCGATCGCATACGGCAACTTCCGCACCGGTTACTTGATCGTCGATCGGGCCGGATTCCGTATGCTTCGCGATCCGTTCACCAACAAGCCGCGCGTTGGCCTGTATATCACCAAACGGGTCGGCGGCGACGTGGTGAACTTTGACGCCATAAAGTTGATGAAGTTCGCGGCCTAGTTGGCGGCGTTTCGGATCAACTTTGAAAGAAAGGAAAACGCGTTATGCGCGATCTACATAACAATATTCGGGCCGAAATGTTGCTCGTACCGGATACAATCACGGCGGACACGACGACTAATTCCATGGATTTGTCCGGGTTCGACAGCGCCGAATTGCTAATTATGTTTGGCAACGCCGGGAACACCTTGGGCGCTTCGCCCGAAGTGTCTATCGACGTCATCATTCAGGAATCGGACGACGATTCGACTTTCACCGCCGTTGCGACGGCAAGCGACTTGATTTTCGACGCGAACGGCAACGTTGCGACGCCCGACTCATTGGGCGTTATTGCGACGCTGGACAACGACGGCGACCAAGACAAGTTGCTTCGAGTCGGCTATCGGGGATCAAAGCGATATATTCGCGTCTCCCTGGACGAGAACGGCGACGCCGGGGACATGGATTTTTGCGTGATTGGCCTTCGTGGCCATCCCGCGCAAGCGCCCGTGACGGACGCGACGGCGGAAATCAACCTTTAACGGGTTGGCCTAGATCATCAAAGCGGGGTAGTCTTCGGGCTATCCCGTTTTTTTGTGAGGTCGTCGCATGTCGGTACGCCTTAAAGACCCGGACGCCGTCGAAGATTGGACGCACGATTGGTCAAGCCAGCTTGCGTCGGGCGAAACTATTTCGACTTCGGCTTGGGCCGTGGTCCCGTCGGGCGAATTGACGGTTGATAGCAATAGCAAAACGTCGACGTCGACGTCGGTCGTTCTATCGGGCGGCACCGCCGGCAAATCTTATCGGGTGACGAATTCAATAGTAACGACGGGAAGCCAAAACCCGCAACACCGGGCGATCACCTTTCGAATTGGGGAGCGTTAAGCATGGGCCTGACACTTGTCACCGCGCCGACCGTTCGCGCCGTCTTGCTGGAAGAGTTGAAAGACCACTTGCGGGTTGATGGCGAAGACGACCTAGCCTATGTGGCGATGCTTATTGACGCGATCATGGCGCGCGTCGACGGCAAAGAGGGCATTCTAAACCGGGCGCTAATTACGCAAACTTGGGACTTGACGCTTGACGCGTTCCCGACCGGCGATTTCATTTCGGTTCCGTTGCCCCCGTTGCAATCGGTGACGTCGATCACATACACCGACGGCGCGGGGACCAGCCAAACTTGGGCGTCGTCAAACTATACCGTGATCACCGACCGCCTGCCGGGCCGCGTGGTGCTTGGTTATCAAAAGGTTTACCCAGCGACCCAAGTCATTCCGAACGCCGTCACGGTGCGGTTTGTGGCCGGCTATGGCGCATCATGGAACGACGTGCCGGCGACCCTTCGCCTTGCCTTGATGCAGCTTGCGGCACACTGGTACGAAAACCGCGACCCGGTTTTGATCGGTACGATACAGGCGGAATTGCCGATGCATGTCGAGGCGTTGCTAGCGCAACATAGACATTCGGTCGTCGTATGACGATTGGCAAGCTTGACCAGCGCATAACTTTTCAGGAGGAAACGCGCGTCGTTGACGGCGGCGGCGGTCACTCGACGGTTTGGGCGGACATGGCGGAATGCGCGACGGTATGGGCGGCGGTGGAGCCGATGACCGGTCGCGAAGGCATGAACGCTCAGCAGGTCGAAGAAACGGTGAAGTATAAAATCACCATTCGGCGGCGGTCCGATCTGGCGGCAAAAATGCAAATCATTTGGAAGTCGAACGCCAACAAAGCCTTGAACGTCCGGGCCATACAAGACGCCGGCGCGCGGTCGATGTATACCGAAATTCTGGCGGACGAAGGGCGGGCGGCGTAATGGCGAAGATTGAAATTGCTAACAGCATGTTGCGAGAATTGTTATTCCCAGGTGCCGACGTTTCTGTGATCGGCGCAACGTCGCACGGGCGAAACACTACGGTTATTGAAATCGAAGGCGCGGACGTTCCCGACGGCGCGGGGTTCGTTCTTTGCGAAATCACCGAATATCGTCGTTGCGTTGCGTTCCGGGCGGTTGACAATGGCTAAACGCCGAAGCGGGATTTCGAACGGCGGGCGGTTGCGGCGCAAATTGCGGCGGATGCCGGAAGCCGCGCGGGAAGCGACGCAAGATGCGATTGCGGACGCCGCCGAACTGGTTAAGTTCGAGCAATTGGAGCGGGTGCCGTTCGACAGCGGCGACCTTGCGGCATCTATCGAAATATGGATCAAGGGCGACCGCTTGACCGCCCGCATTGGCCCCGGCGCGCGTACCAAGAAAGCCCGCACATTGGCGGGCTGGCGGGCGCATTTCGCCGAATTCGGCACGCAATCCGCACCGGCGACGCCGTTCATATTCCCCGCCCTGGAAAGCCAGCGCCGCCACATAATAAAGATGATCGACAAGGGCGTCGGCGTTTCGCTACGGAGGGCCGCCGATGACCGCTGATTCGCAATGGGAAATGCAAAAGGCGGTCTATGACATTTTGCGCGCTGACGCGGCGTTGATCGCATTGGCCGGCGACGGCGCAAGCCCGGCGCGCACGACGGTCTATGACCGGACGCCGCAAGACAGTGCCTTTCCTTATATCGTGGTCGGCGAGGCGACCGCGCTTGATTGGGACACAAAGTCAACCGACGGCATGGAGCTAACCCAAACAATTCATTCATGGTCCCGTTACAGCGGGGCCAAGGAAGTCAAGCAAATCATGGGCGCGATTGTCGACGCGATCGACGGCGCGACGATGTCGTTAACCGGTCACACTTTAATATTGATCCGGTTCGAATTCAGTGAGACCTTAGACGACCCGGACGGGCGCACGCGTCACGGCATCCAGCGGTTCCGGGCCTTAACGCAGGGGGACTAAATGCGAGTTCTATTCATAAAGTCATGGAACGATGAACAGCCGAACGGCGACAACGTTCACTATAGGGCCGGCATTGAACGCGATGTTGACGCCGACGTCGCACAACGGGCCATGCAGGCGGGCCGGGCGCTTGACGTGCGGGTGGCGAACGCGATGGAAACCGCCGCCGAAGTCGAGGGCCGGGCGCTTGATTCAGGCGAAATCATGGACGCGCCCGACGATGACGTTCTGGACAACGTCTAAAGAATGGACCGGCGAAACGGTCGTTTGTATCGCCGGCGGGCCTTCCCTTTCCTTAGACCAAATACACCGCGTCGCTCGCGCACATTTGGCCGGGCGGTGCCGCGCGATCGCAATAAACGACGCGGCGTTCGTGGCGTGGTGGGCAGATATTCTTTATGCGTGCGATCTGAAATGGTGGGAATATGCCGGGTCGGACGTCTTGCGGTTTCCCGGTCGCAAGGTAACGCAGGACCAGCGCGTTCCTAAAAAATGGCCGCAAGTGCTATGCCTTGAGGCGAAGAATAATCCAGACACAAACCTTGATGACGGCTTCGACCCGGACCCGTCGCGCATTCGCAACGGGCGCAACGGCGGCTATCAGGCGATTCACTTGGCGGCACATTTGGGCGCGGCGCGGGTCGTGTTGCTAGGTTACGACATGAAGGCGGCGGCGGGCGCGTCACATTGGCATGGCGCCCGCAATCATCCGACGAAGGGCGATATGGTGACGGACGATGACATTTATGAAAAAGTTATGTTGCGCCCGTTCTCGACCTTGGTCGAACCCTTGGCCCGTCGCGGCGTCGAGGTGATCAATTGCACGCCGGGCAGCGCGTTGGACGTTTGGCCCCGCGCCGACTTGGGGGGCATTTTATGAAACACGACCGACAAACCGAACAAGCAAAATATTTGCGGCTTTATAGCGAACCGCGCGCGTTCCGAATGTCCGATCGCCGCCGCCTTGAATCGGTGGCAAACCTTGCCGCCGTGCCGTGGCGCGGATCGCTTTTAGACGTCGGTTGCGGTCGCGGTGCGATGATGGCCGAAGCGGAAATTCTAGGGTTCGACGTCGTGGTCGGTGTTGACGTCGTGCCAGCGTTGGCCGATGGCGAGTTCGTTTGGCAAGGCGAGGCGCACGACTTGCCATTCGCCGATAACGCTTTCGACGTCGTCACAATGTACGATGTCATAGAGCATTTAGTTCCCGGCGACGACGAAGCGGCTTGCCGCGAACTGGCCCGCGTCGCCCGCCATTGCGTCATATTGACCGCCAGCAATTTGCCAAGCGTTGCCAAGGACGGAACCAATTTGCATATCAATATCCGAACCTATGCCGAATGGAATTTGTTGTTTAGCGAATGGTTCAAGCCGGCGGCGGTGACATGGCAAAGCCTTGGCGTCAATTCGGTTTCTGAATCGTGGCGGGTTGATATTGCCGCCGGCGTTTGAATGGGGCCGGATCACCGCCCGCGCCGAAACGGTGGTGGTCGTTGCTGGCGGACCGAGCCTTGACGGCTTTGATTTCAATGCCTTGGCGGGCCTTGGGGTGGTGCTAGCGGTCAACGAAGCCGCCGCGCGAATCCCCTTTGCTGATTATGCATTCACGATCGATAGCGGCAACTTGCGAACCCGGATGCCGTTCTATCACGGGGCCAAGGTGGCGGCGGTGCCGGACGATTACTTGACGCCGACCGCGCGCAAGAAAGGCTGGCGCTTGCCGCCGTGCAAGCCGTGCGACATTACTTTGTTGCGCCGGAACATGGCAGATCATTTGAGCGACGACGCCGGCGTCATTCATCACGCGTCGAATTCGGGCTATGGCGCTTTGAACTTGGCCTATCATTTGTGCCCGACTCGAGTCGCGCTTTTGGGGTTCGACCATCGCGACCTTGATCAATACTGGCACGGGCCTGGACGCGTCGCCGCCCGGCCATGGGAATTTGAGCTTGACCCTTATCGCAATGCCGCCGCACAATTCGCCCTTAGAGGGGCGGACGTTTTGAACGGAAGCCCGCACAGCCGCCTAGATATGTGGCGGCGCACAACACCAGGGGGGGTTATCGAATGGCTATCGTAAACGGACGGCAAGTCGGTAAAGTCGTAAGCGAAATTCGAGGCGATCACGTCAAGCGGTACGAGTTCGCGGCCAAGCATTGCGACGCCTTTCACGTTCTCGACGCCGCTTGCGGCGTTGGTTACGGGTCTATGATTTTGGCTGACGGTGGCGCGTCGCATGTTGAGGCAATCGACGTTGCCCCGGAAGCCATACAATCTGCCGCCGAATACTTTGCTAGGCCTAATATTCGCTGGCGCATTGCTGACCTTGAAAAAGAACCAACATTCGAACTTGTCGGCGCGGCGGTGTCGTTTGAAACAATCGAACACTTGTCGGACCCGTTGCCGTTTCTGAAAAGCTTGCGACAAGCAGCAAGACAATTGTTCGCATCGGTCCCAAATCAACAACGCTTGCGGTTCCTGAAACATCGCTTTCCTGATCACTACCGCCATTATACGCCGATCGAATTTCTAGAGTTGCTCGACGCCGCCGGTTGGCACGTCGACGAATGGTGGCATCAAAAAGACAGCGAACCCGGCGTTTTGCATGAAGGCCCGGACGGACGAACGATGATCGTCATTGCTTCATGAAAATAGCGGTTTATCTAAACCCTAGCCCGCACCAACAACGTTGGGCCGGCGCTTTCATTGCCGGCCTAAAACGTCACGACATCGCGCCGACGGTCATCGATGGCGCGAACGGCGACGACGACCGCCGCCCCGTGCCGGCGGACTTGGCGATATTTTGGGGGCACCGGCGCCGCAAGATCATCACCGCGCAAAAAGACACCGGCGGCGACTATCTGGTTTTGGAGCATGGTTTCTTGGGCAATCGGTCGGAATGG